TCCACCCCTTTTTGAGTATAATTTGCCCATGGCTAAAGAGATAACAACCATTTCACCTGAAGGACTTGAAGTAGCAGCTTCTTATTTAACGCTTGGTAATATTAAGGGCGTTTGTGAACATTTGCAAGTTGCAGAAAAAACAGTAGTTGATATTTTAAATCGACGGGAAGTTAAGAAGTACATCGATACTGTGTACCTAGATACTGGGTACCGGAATAAAAATAACATTGCATCCTTACTGGATGAGATGATTCAATCAAAGCTGGAAGAGGCTCAAGAAAGTGGCGTGTACTCTAGCAAGGACTTAGCAGACTTATTACAAATGGCACATAAGATGCGTATGGACGAGATCAAAGCACAAGCGGATCTTGAAAAGGCGGAGGGTTCCAATATCAAAAATCAAACAAATGTTCAGATTAATGAGGGAATTCCATTTGGTCAAGGTAATTACGGCAAGTTAATGGATAAACTACTAAATGGAATCACGGTCGACGGATGAGGGACATCTAAACACGCGCTTCGCTAAACACGAAGCCCAATGCGAAGAGCGTTGGAAGACCATCTTTTTAAGACTTGAAGGTATGGAGCTAAAGATGGATAAACTAACTAACATGCTGCTAACGGCGACGGGAACAGTAATCATATTTTTAGGAGGAATTATTTTAACACTACTGAATGGGTAGAGAGGGAGATCCCTAGAGAACGAAAGTGATAGGAGAAGTAGCACTAGTACTGTCTGCTCTGAAAGCTCTTAACGACGGCATCGCTACAGTTAAGGAGTCTAAAGGCAATCTATCTTCTATTGTGGGTAAGTGGGCAGAAGCTGACGAAAAAGTAAGAGACGTAGAAGTAAAGAAGACCGGTAAGATGTCGTATAAAGAAGCACTTGATATGGAGAGTGCAAAGAGGCAGCTTGCTAACTTTGATCAGCAGTTGAAAGACATTTGTATGATGCAGGGCCAGTATGACTTGTATACCTCCATTAAATCAAGAATGGAAGAGGCACGACTGCAACATGTGAAAGACGTTGCACGAATGAGAAAGAAGCGTAAAGAGTTAAAAGAGTTAATGAACTTTTTAGGCGTAATTACTATATCCGTGGTATTCCTGTGGGTAGTAGCTTATGCAGGTTTCATGATATGGAAGGGAGTATAGGAGTTTAATATGCTTTACGGAAAGAAGAAGAAGGGTAAGAAGAAAAAGACTCCCAAGGGCTACCATCGTATGGCGAACGGGAAGCTCATGAAAGGATCTAAGCATCCTAAGAAGAGAACAAAGAAACGTGGCAAGTAGAGGCTTATACGCAAATATAAACAGGCGAAAAAAGAAGGGCACTAGTAGAAGCAAGAAGAAGTCTACTATAAGCTCTAAAGCCTACTCCTTTATGAAGGCTGGCTTCAAGAAGAAGCGCAAGAAGAAGAAAGGGAAAAAGAAATGAGTGAGGCGCATCCCGCAGATACTAATGGCGACGGTAAAGTCTCAGAAACTGAAGAAGAGATGTTTCTGGAGTTTAAACGTAAGGAGCTAGAAGACGCAGATGCAATGCGAGACGCTCAAAGAAAGATGACTTGGTTTGCATTAGGTGGACTACTACTCTACCCGGGAGCTGTAGTAATGGCTTCCTTGTTTGGGTTAGACGAAGCACAGAAAACGTTGGGGTCAATGGCACCTACATACTTTGTGGCAGTAGCCGGTATAGTAGCCGCCTTCTTTGGCAGTCAGGCATATTCATCAAATAAGAAGTAATAAATGGCAATAGAGATTAGCAGGAAAGATATAGTTGCAGAACGACTATTCGATTATCAATCTGAGACGAGGTTTCTCAAACTACCAGTATCTCCCTATTTGGAGATGCTCGGCATAGAGCCTCTTGATTCACAAAAGGCTATCATTAATGCGATCAACAACCCGAAATACCGTTTTGTATGTGCGGCGGTATCTCGGAGGCAGGGTAAAACCTACATCGCAAATATAATTGGACAACTTGTCTCTCTGGTTCCCAATTCAAACATACTGATAATGTCTCCGAACTACGCCTTGTCTCAGATTTCTTTTGACCTGCAAAGAACTCTAATAAAGCATTTTGATTTAGAAGTTACGAAAGATAACGCAAAAGATAAAGTAATTGAAATATCTAATGGCTCGACAATTCGTATGGGTTCGGTTAACCAAGTTGATTCTTGTGTTGGCCGCTCTTACGACCTAATCATCTTTGATGAGGCGGCCCTAGCGGATGGAAAGGATGCATTTAACGTAGCCCTCCGTCCCACACTGGATAAACCAAATTCGAAAGCAATCTTTATATCAACACCTCGTGGAAAAAGCAACTGGTTCTCTGAATTCTTTTGGAGAGGTTTTTCGGAAGAGTTCCCTGAGTGGGCGTCTATTCGAGCTACTTATAGGGATAACCCTCGCATGTCTGAGAGCGATATTGCGGAAGCTCGAAAATCTATGTCCGAAGCAGAGTTTAAGCAAGAGTACGAAGCTGACTTCAATACCTACGAAGGTCAGATATGGACGTTCGACCACGAACAGTGCATTATAAATGGCAGCGAATTAGACACTAGTAGAATGGACGTCTTCGCGGGGTTGGACGTAGGTTTCAGAGACCCTACTGCATTTTGTGTAATTGCCTATGACTGGGATAGCGAGAAGTACTACTTACTCGACGAGTACCTGGACGCAGAGCAGACGACAGAGAAACATGCGGAAGAGATACAGGCCAGAATACACAAGTACGACATTGACTACATTTACATCGATTCGGCTGCACAGCAGACTCGATTCGACTTTGCACAGAACTATGACATCTCTACTATCAACGCGAAGAAGTCAGTACTAGACGGTATTTCGTATGTTGCAGGAATAGTAGATAACGATACATTGTTTGTCGAACAAGGCTGTAAGAATACACTCTCTGCGTTAGACCAATACCAGTGGGATCCTAATCCTAACCTAGCAAGAGAGAAACCGAAACACAATTACGCATCGCACATGGCGGACGCGTTAAGATACGCACTCTACTCTTTTCAGACTTCATCAATAAGTTTTTAGGATACCTACTCAAAAATAGTGTTTGACATAGTACCTCAAACTAGATATAATTCTTCTAATCGAAAATAGAAATCCGAAAAACCCAGATGGCTAAACTAAAACGAGATGTAGTGAAATATATCCGAGATAAGGCTAAGAATAAATACGATAAGGGTTCGGCTTGTGAGATTTGTGATGCAACAGAGCAGCTCGATTTTCACCATTTCTACACCCTTGCACCTCTGGTGCATAAGTGGTTAAAAGATAATAACCTTAATCCAGAGTACATACTCGCGATTAGGGATGACTTTATAGAACAGTATAAAGCGGAACTGTACGATTACACTGCTACGTTGTGCCACAAGCACCACCTGCAGTTACACAAGGTATACGGAAGAGACCCCGGTTTAGGCACAGCAAAGAAACAAATGCGGTGGGTCGAGATTCAAAGAGAAAAACATAATGGCATGGTATAACAATATTTTTGGCAAGAAAGTAGAGGAAGTAGAAGAAAAGCTAAATCCTGCCCAAAGATATATAGGACTCTCCACCGAATCGTCGAGAGAGCCTAGCTTTAGTTACGAAAAAGCCTATGAGGATCTTGAAGTTGTAAACCGTGGTGTAAATATGATTGTGGATGACGTGGCTGAGATTCCTACTACGGTTTCTCGTGCGAATGCTTTTAAAGGTGTAGTTCCTGGAATTAAACGTTCCAAAGTAGAACTTCTCCTTAATAAGTCTCCAAACCCCTACCAAGATGTCAGTAGCTTTAAGCGTAACCTTATTACTGACTTTCTTATTGATGGCAACATCTTCATGTACTTTGATGGTGCACACTTGTACCATCTACCTGCCACGGACGTAAAAATCCATCCGAGTAAAGATACCTTTGTAGAAAACTATACAATGCACGATATTACATTTAGTGCAAATGAGATTATTCATATTAAAGAGAACTCGTTTCATTCAATATATCGTGGAGTGCCTAGGCTTAAGCCTGCACTTCGTACTATGATACTTATGAAGTCGATGAGAGCTTTTCAGGATAACTTCTTTAAGAATGGAGCAGTACCAGGTTTAGTACTAAAATCCCCAAATACACTTTCTGAGAAGATCAAAGAACGAATGATGGCTTCTTGGCAAGCACGATACCGTCCAGATGCAGGAGGTCGAAGACCCCTTATTCTAGATGGCGGAATTGAAGTGGACTCGATATCCAATGTAAATTTTAAAGAATTGGATTTTCAAACTTCGATTGAAGAAAATGAAAAGATTGTTTTGAAGGCGTTAGGAATCCCACCTATTATGATGGACTCTGGTAACAACGCTAACATTCGCCCCAATATGCGCATGTACTATCTTGAGACTATACTACCTATAGTTCGAAAAATTAACTATGGACTAGAAAGATTTTTTGGTTTTGAACTTAGTGAGGACATTTCTAATATTCCCGCTCTACAACCAGAACTGAGAGACTCTTCGGCTTATTATACTTCACTAGTAAATGGCGGTATAATTACAGCGGCAGAGGCAAGAGAACGACTAGGTTTTGAGCCTATCGAAGGTACAGAAGAGATACGTATCCCAGCAAACATTGCAGGATCAGCAGCTAACCCAGATGAAGGCGGAAGGCCCGTCGAGGAGATAGAAGAGTAATGGGAAGTATAAGACAGAGAACTAAAGTCCTCGACGCAGTAGCCATGGTTATGCTAGAGCAGGGTAAGGTTCTTACTAAGCATGAGTATGAAAAAATTGGAGCCGTTCCTATTCGAGCGGGTCTTGTAATGAACTTTTTTGGAAGCTGGAGTCGTATGGTATCTATCATGGAAAACAGTCTTCCAAAAGTGTGGGCAGAGATTAAAGAGAAGGAAAGTCCTACTCCAAAGCCTGTTCCACCAAAACCACCAAAGCCCGCACCAAAGGCTGAGGGTAAGCCTGCTGTTAAACCAGCAGTAAAAGAGGGAGTAAATGGAAAAGATATTTAATCTTACCTCTACTTTTAAGTCTCATACTGAGGATGATGGTAGTATTATGATCCGAGGTATGGCGAGTACTGCTGATTTTGATCGCGCGGGCGACTCTATTTCAGCCGACGCATGGACTAAAGGTGGACTACACAACTTTGAAAAGAATCCTATTATTCTTTTCAATCATGATTACAACCGACCCATTGGAAGAGCTACTGGTTTAAAAACCGGAGAAAATGGATTGGAACTCACTGCAAAAATCAGCAAGTCTGCTGGTGATGTAGCTGAGTTAGTTAAAGACGGTGTTCTTGGGGCCTTTTCAGTTGGTTTCCGAGTCAAGGATGCTGATTACCTAGAGGAAACCGACGGATTAAGAATAAAGGACGCTGAGTTATTTGAGGTATCGGTAGTATCGGTACCGTGTAATCAATCAGCTACTTTTTCACTAGCGAAATCTTTTGACTCAATGGATGAGTACGAGGATTTCAAAAAAACTTTCACTAATAGTGACGGGACGCAAGTCCAAAAGGAGATCAAAATGTCTGAAGAGACACAACAACCCGTTGACTTGGAAGCTTTTGCTAAAAAAGTAGCTGAGGAAACTGCTGCTAAAATCGCAATGAAGCAAGCCGAGCAAAAAGCAGC